CAAATACAGTGACTTATGAAGAAAAACTCTATAAAATCTAGCAAATCAGTCTCAAAATGCGTTGGCGGCCGAGGGCCATTGGGGGTCACCCAGTACGTATATATACATAAACACACAGAAGTGGTTTTTTGAAGGGGGGTATGGACCCTTGACAAAGATACTATATGTTGTTATTGTACTATTTATAGATACAAGAGGAGTATTTTATGTTAAAAACATGCCTTTCCTGTAAAAAAGAGAAGCCTATAGAGGAGTTTCCGGGAAGAAGTACCTATACTGTTGAAGGAATACAAAAGACCAGGGGTAGATGTAAGGTATGTTATAATAGAGACTTCCGTAATAGAAAGAAAATGACTAGAGAAGAGTATTTAGCTAGTATGACTAAGAAGGTTAATCCTCTAACAGGAATAAAACGTAAACTGTATGAGAACCTAAAGCCTAAACCAGGGCAAACAATGGCTGAAGCTAAACATGAAGCTTGGACTAATAGTGATTATAACAAAGAATTAAATAAAAAACAAAGAGAAGAAGCCGAACTAAAAAGAAAAAACAAAACAGAAAGACAATGTGGTACTTGTAAAGAGATAAAACCTATTAAAGAGTTTAGCATTAGGACTAGAACTAGAACAGATGGAAGCAAATACATAACTACTCCTTCTGCATGTAAGGTTTGTAGGAATAAAAAAGCCTTCAAGTATAGAAAAGAAAACCCCGAAGTTGGAAGAGCCTATAGAAAGCTTCCTAAAAGAAAAGCAGACCTTAAAATGCGAAATAGAATTAGACATATTCGCAAGTCACATCCTGCAGTACCTAATTGGCTAACACTAGAACAGAAGAAAGAAATAAGAAAGCTACACCTAAAACAAAAACAAATAAGAGATACACAAAACAAAGAGTACCATATAGATCATATTGTACCGTTGAATGGTGAAACAGTATGTGGACTACACGTACCTTGGAACTTACAGCTAATACCTAAAAAAGAAAACCTTAGTAAGTCAAACAAGTGGAAGTTTGGTTGTATGTATCAGTACGACAAAGTGTCGCACAATAAAGAAAACACTATTGACAAGAAGTAATATCCGGGTATAACTGCGTAGCAGGAGCAGGTAGTTAAACTTTTTAAGTTAAAACTAATAAATAATAAAACAAATAAATAGTTAAACTATATAAAAAAGATTGGACATAGGTAAAGTTTAACTTGACAGTTATACTAACCGTAGTATATACTAATTTTTATAACACAACATAAACTATAACAAACAATAAGTGTTATACTAAGGTATCTGTAGTAGTCTGGGTGTCTCTTCCTCCATGTCTCCTCCTCCTCTAACACGTAGGTTGCTACAGATACCACCTTTTTCGGTAATATCATGTATAAAAACAAAATACACCTGTACTCTTCTGAGAATGTCATTGAAGAGTTCTACGATGCAATAGCAGACGGTGACAGTAACAGACTAAGACGTGTACACATTCCTAAGTCCGATGTATTCTACGTGCGTGAAGCGCTGGAAGCCAGGCTAGGACAGAGGTACACACTGGACCACGTAGAAAGAGCCATGTACCTAGAGGGATTCCTACAGAAATATGAAGTATTAGACCCGGAAAGAAAAAGACCAGGGGTAGGATAAATAAGTGTTGACAAACAACAATCTCTGGATACAACTATGTATACTAATGTTGTTATCCGCTTGTCAAACCATAACATATACAGCGTCATGCAGGGTGGGAGATACTGTATGTCAGAGAAACCAAGATGCACAGACACTCGCACTTATTGGACATACGGAAGCTGCTACAAAGCTTATGTGTAGCGACACTACTATTAGTAGCTTTTTGTCATCCAGTGAATGCACAGGAACAAGTGCCGATTGATGATGGTATAACTAACAACAACAGTACCACTACAGACAATGGCAACGACATAGAAGGTGACTTCTCTAATAACTACGAAGATTCAACTGTAGAATCTAACAACCAAAGTGAAATTATAAATTACAACGGAGCAGGTTCATCTCCGGGGAGTAGCCCGGTAATGTCCAGCATAGCTCCTACAATAATGGGTGGGGGAGGTAACGACTCTTGCTTAATCCCTAAAAGCAGAGGTATCCAGTTAAATATAGTTGGAATCTCTGAAGGTGAGATGCAGCAAGACCCACATTGCAATCGCAGGAAGAATGCTAGATTGCTGGGGTTACCTCAACAGGTAGGTGGGTTAGGATTACAGGTGTCAGCCATCTCAGTGATGTGCCAAGACCCTACAGTATTTAGGAGTATGATGTTAGCTAATACTCCGTGTCCAATTAACGATGCACGTACTGGCAGATTGTTGATGGGCAAGAATGCTATAATGAAGTACAGAGAAAACCCTGATTTGTTTGTTGTAGGGTACGAGTTAGATAAAGAGTTTTGGGATAGCTTACTAAAAGTAGGAGAGGAATACAATGAAGAGTTTGTCGAAGATACTACTACTAAGCGCAGCCTTAGTGACCAGTTCAGGAGTAGCAAACGCAACAAGTCCACCAGTTCAGCCTCCACCTCCACCACAAACACTGGAACTGGAAGTAGAAATAAACCTAAACCTGTCAATGACGGGGCAGGAAAAGATTGACGCACTAATATCTTCTCTGGGTGCTATTAAGAACAGGGTGACGGACGCAGGTACAATGACAGTAGGTGCTGTTGGTTACGCTGCGCTGGGCGGTGTTGTTGTAGATGACGCATTTAATGATGGACTAATTACGCAGGGTGAGTTTGATGCATACGTAGAAGCGCATGATCTTGTAATAAACCACGACTACGAGACTGCTGCTAACGCACAAGAGTTATTTACACAAGAATACCAAGGTGCAATGAATAACTTGGATGAAGCTATAGACTTACTAGCAGATGCTGCTGGTGAAGTATTAACAGCTACTGGTATAATGGAAAGTGCTGCAGCAGCAGATACATCGCCAGAGCAAACTGCACTGCAAGGCATGATGGGTACAGATGAGTACAGCATAGACCAAGCAGAAGTAGATGCGTACAACCAAGCTGTAGCACAGGTAGAGAACTACGCACAGCAAGCTGGTGCTTTTATGGCTGCAGCTAACAACACAGATTTAACAGCTAGTATTGACAGCTACGCAACAGTTAATAACTTTGCAGTCGGTAACTACACAACTATTACGTACACACAAGCTATGGATGAGTTTGTAATTAACTGGAACGATGATGGGTTTGGCTCTGGTTGGCAGGGCTACTTAACGTCAGAGTTTAAAGATGCCTCAGATATATATGGAGCAGGTGAGTACGTAGCTGAATACGGAACTATGCCTAACTAATGGCAATGGAGTTCAGCATAGGAGGCTTTAATGTTAAAGGCTGGATGGTTGCTGTGGCTTTGCCAGTGCTATCTGCTGTATCAGGTGGTGTATATTGGGGCTATGATACTCTCAATAGGTTCTACGGTGTAGAGGGTGGCGTAGATAGCGCACTAAGTAAAGCTGGAACCAACGCAAAGCAAATTGCAGAGCTACAAAAAAGCTTGACTAAGTTAAGTAACGACACAGCAAGAGAACGAACAGCTAATAAAACATTTGCGGCAAACGAACTAACGACAGCAAGTACAGCAATAAGAAAAGAATTACAAGAAGTCGAAACAAGCCTAAGCGATAATAGTGTTGCAAAAATGCAACAGTTAACTGAACGGCTAACAACACTAGACTCTACGGTAACAAGTAGAATACAAACTGTAGAACAAGCTATAGTAGATAATGATGTTAGAGGACTAAACTCAAAGCTTGCACAACTAGCTACAAACATGCAGCAGATACTAGAGCAGCAGAAAGTTTTACTAGATTTAAGATCACAGGTTGACAAATCAACTACAATAACAGATACTATAGGAGATAAGCTAGACGTAATCCAAACAGAGATTGATGATATTTGGAAAGCTTATGATAGTATGGTAGAGAACCCACTGTAAGGATAGACATGGCTAAACCAGCAAAAGGCAAGATGTTTGCCAAGACAACAACTAACCCTAAGACAGGGCGTAAGGTAAAGGTAAGCTACGGTCAGGCTGGTAAAGCCAAGGATGGTGGCAAACGTATACGTGCAGGTACAGCCAAAGGTGATTCGTACTGTGCAAGAAGTGCTGGGCAGATGAAGAAACATCCAAAGGCAGCAGCTAACCCTAACAGCCCACTACGTCTATCTCGTAAGAAGTGGAAGTGTGCTGGTACAAAGTCGAGGCGTACATAATGGTAGATATTAAAAAAGAACATCAAAGCTTAAAAGACAATCTTAAAAAAACGGGAAGAATTTTTAGTGACTATTTAAGAATTAATAGAAATAAAGGTGGTAAAACAAAAGTTAAAGATGTAGCTTCCTTTGAACGTGCAGTAACTGCGGCTCGAAAAAAACTAGATACTTTTGAAAAGAAGCATAATCTAGGTAGGTTTACTTTGACAGGTGCTGAAAAAAGAGCAAAACTTCATAGAAAGGCAAATGCATTTTCAAGAGCAAGTCGTGCCAAAGCCAAACTTACTGGTCGTGGTGGCGGTGGTAGTATGAAGATGCCACAAGAGTATTCTAAAACTGCATTGTCAAAAAAGACACTTATGAATAAAGGTGGCGTTGCTAAGAAGAGAAAGAAAAAGTAATGGCAAGCAAACCTAAGAACCCAGCCTTGTACTCTAGAGTAAAGTCAGAAGCTAAGAAAAAGTTTAAATCTTGGCCTAGTGCATACGGTTCAGCATGGCTAGTTAAAACTTACAAAAAACGTGGAGGCACGTACAGTAAAGGAGGAGCAGTTGCATCAAAAGTCAAGACACGTACTAGAAAGTCGTAGATCTTTTGCTGAAGGTGGCCTAACTAAGTGGTTTAAGGAAGACTGGCGTGACGTAAAGACAGGCAAAAAGTGTGGAAGAAAAAGTGCTAAGGACTCTAGTAGACCATACCCAGCTTGTAGACCTGCAAAGGTAGCAGGTAAAATAAGTAAAAAAGAAGCTGCAAAAAAGACTGGTCCAAAAAAAGTTAATTGGTCTACAACAGCATCGGGTAGGAAAAGAAAATAATAACTTGTGTGTAATATACTATTATGTTATAGTAAATAAATTAGCATAAAGGATATTATATGTCATTCCTCCAAAGCAGTATACCGTACTTTAAAGCATGGGTACGTAGAGAATATACAAAGAATATGGAAGATTATCATGGTGACTTCTTACACGCTATGGTAATAGGCGTTACTACAATGCCAAACAGAACACTGAGCTTTCAAGTTATATTCACAGGTTGTGAAACAGATGACGATGACGATGCTCAAAACGTACATGGTGGTGCTATGTGGGCTAGAATGCCACTGACCGCACTAGTAGCTGATACACCGTTGGATGAATGGCCTAATGAGTTACCACCATATTTAGCACAGCCTTGGGATTGTATGTCTCATACACATTCAGTGTATAAACTAGAGAGGGCAAGCCCAGCGCCTTGGATAGCTAAGATAGACAATGAGTTTTATCCTGCCAAATACTACTTCACTGTAGACTACACAGATAACGAAGTAGCAGATGACCCTGCCCAACATAAACAATCACACGTGTTGGAGTTACTAGATGCAGGAGAATATACAGGTAACATGGTTGCGTTACCCAATAACAGAGTGAGAGTAACTCACCCAGCTTGGTTTGAAACTGGAGAAGGTGCGCCAGACTTCAGACCCAATCAACATATATACAACTCAAAAGAAAACGTAGACTATGTATGGGATACGCAACGAGTTTTTAACAATCTTTACAGCGAGGATGAAGAATAATGATGAAGAAAAAAGGTTACGCTAGAGGGTCCATGATGAAGAAAAAAGGTATGGCTAAAGGCGGCATGAAGAAAAAGGGTATGGCTAAAGGTGGCCTCAAGATGGTAATGAAGGATGGAAAGAAAGTTCCATTTTATGCTGCTGATGGTAAAGGTAAGATGTATGGTGGCGGCATGGCTATGAAAAAGAAGGGCATGGCTAAAGGCGGTATGAAGAAGATGGCAAGAGGCGGTTTTCTAGCTCCTGCTGCTAAACCACTAAAGATGCGTAAAAAAAGCAAAGCTAAAGGTGGAGCCAGAGGCGGTAAAAGATAATAGATGGCATCTAAGTACTTCACAAAAGCTAAGACTTTATCAGCTACTGCAGGTGGTGCTAGTGGAGATGTAGTATATACATGTCCTAACTTTCATACATCACTTATAACGTTTCTAAACGTTTCTAATGGAGCTACTAGCGCTAAGAAGTACAGCATTCAGTGGTATGAATCTACCACTACTACTTATCACACTATTGTTGATGCAGTCAGTTTAATTGCTAGTGCTAATGAAGATGTTTTAAGTAGTGGGTTTATAGCTCTTAGTCCGGGTGACAAGATTATAGGCTTTCAAGAAAGTAGTTCAGACTTTCATATAACTATATCAGGTGAAGAAGAATATAAACCAACGTAAGGAACACAATCTATGGCAAGGACATTAACTGAAAGACAACAAAGGTTCTTGGAAGTATTGTTTGACGATGCTGGGGGAGATGTTGTACAGGCTAAGAAGTTAGCTGGGTATGGCAACAACTCCAGTACAACTTCAATAGTGGAGGCACTAAAAGATGAAATCGCTGAAAAAACTCGTACTTACTTTGCTAGGACTGCCCCTAAAGCTGCTTTTGCGCTTATGGGCGCTTTGCAAGATCCCACTGAGTTGGGTATCAAAGAAAAAATGATAGCTGCCAAAGATGTGCTTGACAGAGCAGGTCTTGGTAAAGTAGACAAAGTAGATGTCACCAGTGGTGGTGGCATTTTCTATTTACCACCTAAAGAAGGTACAAACGAATAATACCTCAAAGAGAACTGGGATTCTGGCAGCTACCTCTGCCACCCAAAGGACACAACAAAGAGTGGCACATTATAGTAAGGACAACTTTAAAAGTTCCCTTTGGTTATGAGCTACACCCAGAAAACGATAAGTTACTTGTTCCTGTAGAACATGAACTAGAAGCGTTAGAGCTTGCAAAACAACACCTCAAGCAGTATAGTTACAGAGCAGTAGCGCAGTGGTTGAGTAAAGAAACAGACCGATACATCTCTCATATGGGTCTAAAGAAACGGATAGAAGTTGAGCAAAAACGTAGAAAAGCATCTGCAATTAAACGTAAGCTTGCCAAGTGGCTCCAAGAGACGCTCTCGGAAATCGAGAAGCTCGAAACACAAGGGGTCGGAGCATACTCAGAAGCCAGCGGAGATAGTCGCCCCCCAAACTGAACCTATCCCAGCGCAGGTAGTAGCCCCTGAGTATGACGTAGATGAAGCAAAGGAAGTCGTGTTTAAGCCTAATGAAGGGCCACAAACATCTTTCCTAAGTTCATCTGAAAGAGAAGTACTATACGGAGGGGCAGCAGGTGGTGGTAAATCATATGCTATGCTGGCAGACCCATTACACGGCCTTAACGATCCACACTTCTCTGGACTCCTTGTACGACACACAACTGAAGAACTAAGGGAACTAATACAGAAGTCACAGGAGTTATACCCACGTGCCATTCCGGGAATCAAATGGTCAGAGCGTAAGTCGCAGTGGATATCTCCTAGAGGTGGACGATTATGGATGTCTTATCTGGACAAAGATACCGATGTCACACGTTACCAAGGACAGGCTTTTAACTGGATTGGATTTGACGAACTTACTCAATGGCCTACACCTTACGCTTGGGATTATATGAGGTCACGTTTACGTAGTGCTTATGGTAGAGAACTAGGACTTTACATGAGAGCTACAACAAATCCAGGTGGTGCTGGACATTCTTGGGTTAAGAAGATGTTTATAGATCCGTCACCTCCAGATAAAGCATTTTGGGCTACAGACATTGAATCAAGTAAAACAATTACATTCCCTAAAGGACACAGCAAGGAAGGTCAGCCTCTATTCAAGCGTAGGTTTATTCCTGCATCTCTCTTCGATAACCCATACCTTGCCGAAGAGGGTGACTATGAGGCCATGCTCTTATCACTACCAGAGCATCAGAGGAAGCAACTCCTCGAAGGAAACTGGGATATCAACGAGGGAGCAGCATTTCCCGAATTTGACAGAAATACCCACGTTATCGAACACTTTGAAATTCCTGACAGTTGGGTACGTTTTCGTGCGTGTGATTACGGTTACGGTAGTTACACTGGGGTTCTTTGGTTTACTGTGGCTCCTGATGAACAGCTTATAGTATATAGAGAGTTATACGTTTCTAAAGTTACTGCTTCAGACTTAGCAGACATGATATTAGAAGCAGAAGCAAAAGACGGTGGTATGAGATACGGTGTGCTTGATAGCTCTTTGTGGCACAACCGTGGCGATACTGGGCCATCGTTAGCAGAACAGATGAATATGAAAGGTTGTCGATGGCGTCCTTCTGATCGTTCGAGAGGCTCACGTATCGCTGGTAAAAACGAAATACATAGACGTTTGAAGGTAGATGAGTTTACTGAAAAACCTATGTTAGCAATTATGAATAACTGCACTAATACAATAGCGCAGCTACCAAGCATACCACTGGACAAAAGAAATCCAGAGGATGTAGACACAAAAGCAGAAGATCACTTGTATGATGCATTAAGGTATGGTATAATGACAAGACCACGAAGCAGCATATGGGATTACAACCCTGCTAAACAGAGATCAGGATTTCAAGCCAGTGATTCCACATTCGGATACTAAATTAGTAGAAACTTGCCCTAAGTGTGAGATAAGTTACAATAAAAATATGTGGAACGATAAATGCCCTAACTGTGAAGAACAGGCTGCTTTTAACAATGGACCTTGGAAAGATAAGTAATGGTAAAAGCTTTTGTGTTAGTAATAAGTATATGGGGAAACAACGGAACTGACTGGGTATATACAGGTAATCAGTATGTATCACAAGAAATGTATACACAGGAAGAGTGTTTGAATCTAGCTGATACTTCTAACTGGAATAAGTTTAGAAACAACCAGTATTACGACATACAATTTGACTGCTTTAACAAGGAAGAATATAATGGCTGAACAAGAAGAAATGTTTGAGACAGATGAAGTCGTAGCTGCAGAGAGTGGACTTGATAGTATCTTTGAACAGAAATCAAGTGTTGTTTCTTTTGTAGGCGAAAGATACAAAAGATCCGAAGACCATCGCTACGCAGATGAACAAAGATGGCTAAAGGCATACCGTAACTACCGTGGCTTGTATGGAGCAGACGTACAGTTTACCGACACAGAAAAGTCACGTGTATTTGTAAAAGTAACAAAGACCAAAACACTAGCAGCATACGGACAGATAGTAGATGTACTATTTGGTAACAACAAGTTTCCTCTATCTGTAAATCCTACTGTACTACCTGATGGGGTAGCTGAGTCTGTACATATAAACATAGACCCTAGAGTAGAAGCAGGACAGGGTGCTATAAGTGCAGCTATGGGTTCACCAGCGCCAAGACCTTACTTAATAGATGGCGATACAGATTTACAACCCGGCGAAACTTTGATGGATTTACAGGCTAGACTAGGTGGCATGGAAGATAAACTAGAACCTGTTTCTGAAAAGATTATAGAAGGTGATGGCACTACAGCTACTTCAGTTACGTTTCACCCTGCTATGGTTTCCGCTAAGAAGATGGAAAAGAAGATACATGACCAGCTACAGGAAAGTGGAGCTAATGTACACCTAAGAAGCATGGCATTTGAAATGGCACTTATGGGTACAGGTGTTATGAAAGGTCCGTTTGCTGTAGATAAAGAGTACCCTAACTGGGGCGATGACGGTAATTATAATCCTCTTGTTAGGACTGTACCTGAGTGTAATCATGTAAGTGTTTGGGATTTTTACCCTGACCCTGAAGCAAAGTCTATGGACGATGCTGAGTATACTGTACAAAGACATAAGATGTCACGCACACAACTACGTGCGCTGAAGTCACGTCCATACTTTATGGATGATGCAGTACAGAAAGCTGTAGATGCAGGACCAGACTATACACAGAAGTACTGGGAAATGACTATGGAGGATGACGATACTCAACCAACATCAGAACGTTGGGAAGTATTGGAGTTCTGGGGTTTTGTTGATACAAAGATACTAGAAGAACACGGTGTTGATGTACCTAGTGAGTTGTCAGACTTAGACGAAGTTAACTGTAACATATGGACATGTAATGGTGAAGTACTACGGTTTGTACTAAACCCATTTAAACCTACACGTATTCCTTACTACGCTGTACCTTACGAGCATAACCCATACTCCTTCTTTGGCGTTGGTATTGCTGAGAACATGGACGATACACAGACATTGATGAATGGCTTTATGAGAATGGCTATTGACAATGCTGCATTATCTGGTAATCTAATTATAGAAGTAGATGAAACTAACCTAGTTCCCGGCCAAGACATGTCTGTATATCCCGGAAAAGTTTTTAGAAGACAAGGTGGCGCTCCAGGACAAGCTATTTTTGGTACAAAGTTTCCAAACGTAGCAAATGAAAACATACAACTATTTGATAAAGCGAGGGTTTTAGCAGATGAGTCTACTGGATTCCCATCTTTTGCACATGGTCAAACAGGAGTTTCGGGAGTGGGGCGTACTGCTTCTGGAATCTCTATGCTTATGTCTGCTGCTAACGGTAGTATCCGTACCGTTGTTAAGAATGTTGATGATTATTTAATCAGACCATTAGGTAAAGCATTCTTTGCATTTAACATGCAGTTTGACTTTGATGAAAATATAAAGGGTGACTTAGAGGTAAGTGCTTCTGGTACAGAAAGTCTAATGGCTAACGAAGTACGTAGTCAACGCTTGATGCAGTTCTTACAAGTTGCACAGAATCCAGTACTTGCACCTTTTGCTAAAATGGATTATATTATACGTGAGATTGCAAAAAGCATGGACTTAGATCCTGACAAGGTGACTAACTCTATTGCTGACGCAGCTATACAGGCTGAGATACTAAAAGGTTTTCAAGCACCAGCGCCAACACCAGAGCAAGGTGTAGCTGGTCCTGAAGGTCAAGGCCCACAAAGCGTAGCTGACACATCAGGAGGTGGAGGATCACAAATAGGTATGGGTACAGCACCTTTACCTGAAGAACAAGGATTCACAGGTAATGCACCTCAAGCAGTTGGTTAACGATAAAGAATGTTACGAACAGTTTCAACAACACATAGATGAAATAATAAGTATGAGACAACGTGCATTAGAGTCAGCAAACGATTCTACTACAATGTACAGACAGCAGGGTGCTATAGATGTACTTAGAAAACTCAAGTTACTAAAGGAGACAGTGAACAGTGGATAAACCTACAGAGGAAGAACGTCTTGGTTTTGTTAAGTCTTACGGTGTAGAACCTGTAACAGACATAAACACTGACCTTACATTTAAAGATGCAGCTAAGACTGTTGCTGAGTTTACTCCTATCATAGGAGATGCTATGGCAGCAAAAGAAGTCTATGATGAGTTAATGAAAGATGAACCTAATTACGGACTTATAGCTGCGCTGGGCGGTGCTGCTTTAATTGGTGCAGTTCCGGGTATAGGTGACGCTGCTGCTGCAGGTATACGTAAAGCAGTAGATGTAGCTAAACGAGTTGAGGTTGACCCTGATGCTGTAGGCATGATGGGTGGTAACATTAGGATAAAGCCTAAAACTGCTGCCAATCAGCCAAACATTATATCTTTTACTGAAAAAAGAAAAGAAAAAGATCTAGCTAAAACATACCAAGATACTTCTGATAAAATAAAAGACAGAATAAAAGCAAAACAAAATCTTGCAAAAAAAGTAGGACGATCAGGACTTTTTGGAAAGTATACAGTAGGATCTACAGTTCGGGGCAGAAATAAAAAAGGAGATCCATTACCCTTTAAGATATTAGGTCACGCCTTAGATGAAATTAAAATGGACACCCCTAGTTTTAAAAGACTGCAGGATAGAATAGATGGCGACTTAACTATTATAGAAAAGAATGGTAAGTACTATATACCTAAACTTATAACAAGTAATGAAAAAGGACAAAAAGGCTCATCATATTTAGATATAGTTAAGTCAAATAACTACCCTATAATGGGTAAGCTAGAAGTAGTAGACGCACCAAGAGCAGCCATAAAAGAAGGTGTACCAACCATAGAAGCTGCAGGTCTTACAGATGAAGCTATTGAAAAGTGGCGTAAAGAGAATGCTACATCAGAAGAATTTCGTAAAGCTCTTAAAGGTCGTAATGAAGTACTACAAGAGTTGGCTTCAGGGGTAGACGAAGGTAGAGTCTTTGCTAGTACCTACAGAAAACGTGCTGATGAAATTAGACCTATTAGAGAAGTTAAAGAAGTACCTAAACCTGCAACCAATAAAGAAATCGTAAGTGCCTTAAACGATAAACAAAGACGAAACCCTATAGTTGAACTTAATGAAAAAGTTTCAACAGGAGAAATGGTAGACGTAAGGTTAAATATACCTGCATATACTGACTACGATGTTTGGGTTCCTACAATTAGGCATAATGGAAAAGAAAAATACAAAGCTGCAGTTAGACTAAAAAATGTCAACTTTATAAAACCTACTTTAAGTGGTAGTGCAAAAAGAACAGATAGCTCTAAGGCTCTTAAAGTAGCAAAGGGCGGTGAAAAGAATCCTTTTGCTGTTATGACAGGAGAATATGTAGAGGGTGCTGATGATGAACTTTTCACTATGGCAAAAGAAGTTTTTGATAGTGATGAGTGGACACAAGTAGGATATGATCCAATAAAAAGAGGTTTCTTCTATGACAGAGAAACTGGAGAAGCAATACTAGAAGCAGCAGAAGTAATTCAAGTAGGACACTTAGTATTAGCACGTAATGCAAAAAAGGTGGGTGCAGAAGCATTCCCATTTAACGAGGGCGGTATAGCAATGGAAGAACAAATGGCAATGAACTTTGGTGATGTACCTGATAATACTATAGGTCAAGATCCTGTATCAGGTAACGATATACCAATGGGTTCAACAGCAGAAAATGTGCGTGATGACATACCAGCTATGTTAAGTGAAGGTGAGATAGTCATACCTGCAGATGTCGTAAACTATCATGGTGTAAAACTGTTTGAAGACTTACGTGATGAAGCCAAGCTGGGATATTCTGAAATGGCTGAAGATGGACGTATAGGTGGTGAGCCTATGGAAGATGACATGGAAATGGAAAACGATATAGGATTAGACCTTGCTGATCTAGAAACTATGGAAGTTCCTGACGATGAAGAATCTGTTGAAATGAGAAGAGGTGGCATGAACTTTGAAGGCGGGCGTGGCAATATATATAAAAGTTATTTAGCTCCAAAGTCTAGTCCTAGACCTAAGCCTAGACCACAACGTTTCACAGTTGTTCAAAAAGCTCCAGATCCTTTTAGTAGCCCTACTCAATCACTAAAAAATTCAGTATCTTCAAGCCCTTCAGTATCTGCGAGTCCAGCACAGCCTAGCTACACAGCTAGTTCAACAACTGGTAGTTACAAACCCTCTGATCTTGGTATAACTAAAATAGATAGACCTACTTTAAATAGAAAACCTCCTGAAAGAGATAATGTTTTTCCTTCAATAGCAGATCAAATAAATTTTGGTGGAAAAGGATTTGAACTTAGACAACAAGATCAGGCTCAAAGAGAAGCAGCAGAAAGACGTGCAGAATACAACAAACGTAGAGCAGAAGCTAATCAACCATCTTTTTTTCAATCTGCTGTACAAAAAGCAAGAGAGATGACTGGTTATAACCCTTTTGATAGAGAAGATAATCAAGAAAACAATCAGAATAATTTGTTTAGCTCTGATAGGAGAGGTGGTCAATACCCAAATATTCCAGAAGGTACAAATCTTTTAGAACGTGAGGGGTTTATTCCAAGGTTTAAGCAGGGCCTTGCCAACACTTTTGGTTATGACGAAGGTGGCATGGCTACAGATGATAATCTCATAGGTGGTGAAGACCAATTCAATCAGCCTTTTTATGCAGAAGATCAAAAGGGTGGCTTTGACATGGATATGGCTTACCCTGATCAAGTTAGTGGTGGTACAGGCGAACCAATGCTAGAGATGCGTGAATATATGAATGATCAAGGTCACAGAATATTTATCACATTTATAGACGGTGAACCCCAGATGGAAATACCTGCAGGTTACTATCCTGTAGGAGAAGCCACAACTATGCAACCTGTAGGTTCAACAGGTGTAATACCAACAGTAAACTACGGTTCTGTAAACTATGGCGCTTCTCAGAATGATGATCCCGGTGTAGAAGATATGCCTATGCCAGAAGGTATTAACTACAAAGAATTAACTCTTGCAGAACTACAAGAGATGGTGGAAGACCAGAAAAGTTTTGGTAGTAAAGTCTTTGGTTCTTTAAGTCCTATAACTAAAATTATTATGTGGGATCAAACTAGAAGAACTAAGGCTGAATTAGAACGCAGAAGAGATGATCCTTATACAAGTGAAGTAGATAAAAGAAGATATGATACCCTACTTGAATTAGCAAATAGAGATGAGCCGGGATTAGTAGCTACTTTGTTAAATAAGATAACAGGTAAAGAGACAGAAGCACTGGGCAGAACTCCTGAACAAACTAGCGCACTATATGCACAGTTAGATAAAATGACAAAGGCATATACTCCAGATGCACAAACAGCAAACGACAAAACAACTCCAGGCGTAGATAATAACAGAGGATTTACACCCGGAGTTGACGGTGCAATAAGTCCTGCACCACCTGCGGCAACAACAACAACTCCGTTTATTCCTCAAAGTTCTGATGCAGATGATTTTGATAAAATGCAAGATAGGTTTGATATAGAACGTATTGAAGCAGAGATGAAAGCTCAACCACGTCCTGCTCCAAAAACAGCAACAACTCCAATAAGACAAGCTTCTCCTAGAGTACAACAAGCAAGACAAAATACGCAAAAAGTAATGCAAGACATGAGAGACAGAGGTGCTTCTAGAGAAGAGAGAACTCAGGCACTAAAAGCAGCAGCTAGAACAGAAAATGTTTTAAGAGACTTAGATAGAGGAGTTGTTAGAGGTTTTGAAAAAGGTGGACTAGCATCTAAGAAAAAAGGAAGAAAGAAAAAATCCAAATAACTATAAGGCCACTCGGCTTCGGCTGACCCCAACATAAGGAAAAAACAAATGGCTACAAACGAAACTGCAAAACCAAACCCAATGGTGAAACCTGAAATACCTAGAGTACTAATGGGTAGAGGTGGATATCTAAACAATGAAGAACGTATCAAGAAGGAAGAAGCTGAACTAGAAGAGATGAAAAAGCAAGCTAGAGCAGCAGCAGGTATTACAGATGAAGAAAGTACTGAAGATCAACCCAGTAGCGAGAAGCCTGAAGCTGAACCAGTACAGGCAGAGAGTGATACCAAACAAGAAGAAAAAACAGAAGCCAAAGCACAAGAAGATGATGACTTAGGTGCTGAAGAAAAGAACTTTAAGAAACGTTATGGTGATCTACGTAGACACTCACAGAAAAAAGAAGAAGAGTTTAACGCAAAAATAGAAGCACTACAGGCACAGATAACTAAAGCTGCTAACCAAGAGCTTGTACTTCCTAAGACAGACGAAGAACTTGAAGCTTGGGCAAAAGAATACCCTGATGTTGCGTCTATTATAGAAACCATCGCAGATAAAAAGTCTAAAGCTACTGCTAATGATTTAGAAGAACGTATGGCTGAGTTAGAAGAACTACGCATTACAGCTAAAAAAGAAAAAGCAGAAGCTGAACTAATTAATATGCACCCTGATTTTATTGCAATTCGTGAAGATGATAAATTTCATAACTGGGCAAAAGAACAGCCTAAGTGGGTACAGGATGCTTTATATGAAAATGTAGATGATGCAAAGTCTGTATCAAGAGTACTCGATCTATATAAGATAGACACAGGTATTACTACTAAAAAGAAGAACACTGCAGATAAAGCTGCAGCATCTTCAGTTAAAACAAAAGGCGCTGCAGCACCAGAGGCAGACGAAGCAAGTAAATACATTCGTGAGTCAGAGGTAGCTGCAATGTCTATTAAAGAATACGAGAAGCGACAAGAAGAAATACTTGACGCTCAACGTAACCGAAGATTTATTTACGATATGTCAAGAAAGTAGTTGACAATCAAACTATTGTAGATAAAACTATAGTATATACACAACAATAAGTGTGTATGCTTAATCAAGCACTAGCCACACAAAAGACTTACCTCAAAGTATAGGCCCAGCGCAGAGAGACAGCGCAGTCTCAAAGCATAGCTGACCACCCTAAAACTAAGAGCCTCTTCATGGTGGATATGTAGTGTTACTTCAACGCCATATCTATAAGGAGATTTTAATTATGGCTATTACATCAGCAAGTGGAGGCTTTGACGCTAACTTTAGCCCAATCATGTACTCCAAACAGGCACAGATCGCTTTACGTAAAGCATCAGTTGTCAGCGCAATCACCAACAACTCATACTTTGGTGACATTGCAAATCAAGGGGATGTTGTACGCATCCAAAAAGAACCAGACGTAACTGTAACCGCATTAGAGCGTCACACAGCTATCTCTGTTGAGAAACTAGATGACACTGACTTCCAGTTAACCATCGACAAAGCTAACTACTTTGCTTTCAAAATGGATGACATCGAAGAACAGTTCTCACACATCGACTTCGTTAGCCTAGCTGCAGACAGAGCAGCATACAAAATGGCTGATACATTAGATGCTGACGTTTTACTGTACATGACAGGTACTGCAGCGAGTGGACAATACTCAACTGCTGTTTCTGGTACTGCACAGCACCCAACATCAGGTGAGATCAACGGTGAATTTTTGAAGGTGAACCAGTTGGATATGTCTGACATGACTAACATCACAACTTCAGCTTCAGGTTCTACAACTGGTGACTCAATCCCAATAGCACCTAGACTACCGGGCGCTACTGCAAAAGCAACTACAACAGCCTCACCATTGCAAGTTATTGCAAGAATGGCACGTCAGTTGGACACAGGCAACGTTGACTCACGTGGACGTTACTTGGTTGTTGACCCAATTTTTGTTGAAATGTTGAAAGACGAAGATTCACGTCTTCTAAATTCAGACTTCGGCGGCAATGGTCAGCTAATGAACGGCTTGGTTGCAGATAACATTCACGGCATGAAGCTGTATGTTTCAAACAACCTACCAACAGACGGTACTGGACCAGGTACTTCTGGCACAACTGCACAAGATGACAACTTTGGTATCATCCTAGCAGGTCAAGAAGAAGCTGTAGCATCTGCAGAGCAGATCAACAAAGTTGAGAACTACAGAGATCCTGACTCATTTGCAGATATTGTACGTGGTATGCACCTTTACGGACGTAAGATTCTACGCCCACAAGCATTGGTGACAGCACGTTACAACGCTGCTTAATCAAGTTAAACTTAGAGGCTGGCTCATTGCTGGCCTCTTTGTGCATCTTTAACCTATATAAGGACATTTCCAAATGGCAATCACAACGGCAATGTGCAGCAGCTTCAAGCAAGAGCTTCTTGGAGGTGTTCACGATTTAGACACTCATACTTTAAAGATAGCTCTAATCAAATCTGGCATGTCAGGCACTTATGGTGCAGCAACTGCAAACTATTCTGACGTTACAGGTAACTCAGACGAAGCTACTGGCACAAATTATTCAGCAGGTGGACAGAACTTAGATAGTGGAACAATAGCACTTTCAGGAACTACAGCTACAGTAGATTTTGCAGATGAAGTCTTTTCAAACTTGACTATCACTGCAAGAGGCGCAATTATATATAACTCATCAGCAAGTAATAAAGCTATCGCAGTTTTTGACTTCGGTGGTGATGTTAGCGCAACAAGTGGTGACTTTACTATTGTGTTCCCAACAGCAGACGCTTCTAACGCTGTTATCCGCATAGCTTAAAGGTATATTACAATGGCATTAATTACAAAAGATCGTGTAAAAGAAAGTACAACAACCACAGGTACAGGAGCTTATGCTCTAGGTGGTGCTGATGCTACTTTTGATACATTTACATCGTGTATGTCTAATGGTGACACGACATATTATGCCGTTGCACATACCACACCAAGCACAGACGAGTGGGAGGTAGGCATAGGTACATGGAATACTGGCAACACTCTCACTCGTACTACTGTTTTAGCAGGTTCTAATGGAACTAGCGCAGTAAACTTTAGCGCTGGTACTAAAAATATTTTTATGACTGTACCTGCAGACCAAACACGTCTAGGTATTACTGCAACAGTTGCAGAGTTAAACTTTACAGATGGCGTTACTTCAAACATACAGACACAGTTAGACGCAAAACAACCGTATCACACTATTGCGGTTACAGTTGTTAACTCTGGTGGTAACAAGTATGCATTAGACGGAACAGTACAACAGACTGCATTAATACCTAAGTCTGTAACTGTAAGATTTGATCAATCAGATTCAAGTAATGCTGGACACCCTCTAAGACTATCAACAACCTCAGACGGTACACATGCATCAGGTTCAGCTTTTAGCACAGGTGTTACTGCTGTAGGTACTCCGGGAAGTGCTGGAGCGTATACGCAGGTAACTCTTGAGCAAGATGCACCAGATTTGTTGTACACATATTGTACTGCACACTCAGGTATGGGAGCCAAGGTATATAGCGGTAAAGACTTTAGCACACTAACATCTACTATAGCTGAGTTAAACATTCTAGACGGTGTTACATCAACTGCTGCAGAGTTAAACATATTAGATGGTGTTACATCAACTGCTGCTGAACTCAATATTCTTGACGGTGTTACTTCTACCACAGCAGAGTTAAACATTCTTGACGGTGTTACTTCTACCACAGCAGAGTTAAACATTCTTGACGGAGTTACAGCTACCACAACAGAGCTAAACATCATGGATGGTGTCACAGCTACTACTGCTGAACTAAACTACGTAGATGGTGTAACCTCAAATATACAAACACAGTTAGATTCAAAATTAGGTGGAGGAAGCCTTTCATCAGATTTAACTTTTGGTGTTGGTGCAGATTTGATTACTACTACAGCAGGTACAGATAATCTCAGGATTGGTGATGGTGCAGGTGTTGCTCTTGCTTCTGGTGGTACAGAAAACACACTTATTGGTAAAGATGCTGGCGCAGCGATAACTACTGGAGATAAAAATCTCGCTGTTGGATTTAAAGCTTTGGCTGTAAACACTACTGGAGTAAGAAACACAGCAGTTGGATATGATGCTTTGCTTGCAGATACTACAGGTAGTAAAAGTACAGCAGTAGGCTTTGGAACATTAACAACACAAAATTTTACTTCAGCTACTGATGCATACAATACTGCTGTAGGATTTAACGCTGGTAACGATATTACAACAGGTACAGACAACACCCTTGTAGGCGCACTAACAGGTGATACTTTGACTACTGGAAGCCTTAATACTGCTATAGGCAAAAATGCGTTAACTGCTGATACAGCAGGTAGTCGGTCTATTGCGATTGGTAGAATGGCTTTAGGAACTCAAAACTTTACTTCTGCTACAGAAACCTACAATATAGCTATTGGATATAGTGCAGCAGGATTATCCACCACAGGCCAATATAACACTGTAGTGGGAAGCCTCGCTTTTGATGCTAATACTACAGGTAGTAGTACCGTAGCCATAGGATATAATGCCCTAAGTGCAAGCACCACTGCAAATGGAAATACTGCAGTTGGATTTGAAGCTGGGGCGGCTAACACTACTGGGTATGGTAATACCTTTATAGGTTATCGAGCAGGAAAGGCAGGTACTACTGCTGCTAACAATACTTTTATAGGTCAAAATGCTGGTACGGCAGTTACTGATGATAATTGTTACAATAATGTGGGCGTTGGTCATAACTGTTTGGATGCTTTAACAACAGGTAATAGTAATGTAGCTGTTGGTCAAGGTTCTTTGTCTTCAATTACAACTACGAGTCAGAATACGGCATTTGGTGCTTATGCTTTAGCTAATCTTACATCAGGTGCGTATTCAACTGCTGTTGGTTTTAACGCATTAAACGATGTGACTACATCTAACTATAATACCTGTGTTGGAGTAGGAGCAGGTCACGTTGTAACTACAGGGGCGCATAACGTAGCTCTAGGTGATGATTCTTTACCTACTACAACCACTGGTAATTATAATATATCTATAGGTCGTTATGCAGGATATGGCATGACAACTGCTAGTCATAATTGTCTCATTGGTTATTTAAATGGATATGCAGGTGGTGGATCAAACCAGTTAACAGGTGGGGGAAACACATTAATTAGTGGTGGTTATACCAATGTTGCTGCTGCAGCAGATGCAAACAGTGTTGTTATAGGCTTTAATATTACAGGAAAAGGTAATGGAACTGGTTATTATGGTGGTACATCTGGTATATATGGTCAGCATAACGCTTCTTATTGGAATACAGTTTCAGATCGTAGAATTAAAAAGAATATTACAGATAGCCCTGTCGGCCTTGATGCTATTAAAGCTGTAAAAGTTAGAAACTTTGAGTACAAAACTAAAGATGATTTAGATGAAATAAAAGCTGATGGATTAGTAGAAACCGATATAGTAGAAAAATCAGGTGTACAAGTTGGCGTTATAGCTCAAGAACTACAAGCTGTAATACCTAGTTGTGTGACTGAAGCAAGCACAGGTGTTCTTTCAGTAAATCCAGATGCTCTACAATGGGCAATGGTTAAAGCCATTCAGGAATTATCAGCAAAGAATGACGCTTTAGAAGCTAGAATAAAAACTTTAGAAGGATAAAAAATGTCTGAAGAAAATCCAAGTGCTGAAAGAATAGCACATCACTACAAAGCAATGCAAGATTCTGTTACTACATTAAACGCAGGACAACCTTCTACTATGCCAGATGCTGAGTGGGCTGCATGTAAAGCTTCTAATGTAGCACACTTGGAGATTATGAAAGCTAAAACTTTCTGGACTACTGAAGACATGACTGCTGTTAACAAAGCTATTGCAGATCATAAATAAACTTTAATAAAGGCACTTGTAAATGCTAAGTTTTGCAGCACATTCAGAATTACCTCTAGGCGATTTTGAATCTTCTCCACACAGAAACGTTGGACTTACAGGTGTAGTAGGTACAACTGGTACTCCGGGCTTGAGTGTTGGTGGAGATAGAGCATTTGCTCTTGCTGGTATTGCTGCTACTAGTGCTGTACAAGACTCTATAACAACAGCTACCGTAATTGCTAAAGGCAATGTAACTCCAACTGGAGTTGTTGGTACTTCTGCTGCTGGTGCTGCTGATGGTATAGGTTTTATTGCTACAAGTGTAACAGGTGTAGCTGGTACTTCTGCTTTAAGTGCTGTTTCTGCCACTGGTAAACACAAGCTATCATCACTAGTAGCGACAGGTGGACTAGGTATTGGTGTTACTGCAGAATCTAATTTTACTATTGCTTCAGTTTCAGCTACAGCAACCTTTGGTGACTTTGCAGATGAAGATGCTCAAGGTAGTACTCCAATAACAGGTGTGTCTGCCTCTGGTGCAGTAAATTGGAACAGTGATGATCCAGATATACCTAATGGTATATATAGAGCGCCAGAAGTTATATTTCTAAATACAGACTTTAGAAGAACAGCAACGGTAAATATTGTACCTTATAAAGACTACAAGGTATACATAACACGTAGATAAGGATTTCTTATGGCATATAAATGGCCTAACAAAGACCCAGATGAAATTGCTGATTTCAGTGTTGACTGGTCGCGTTTCTTAGGCACAGATACAATAGCAAGTGTTGTTTGGTTAGCAGAAGACACGTTGCTAACTACTAATGTTTCTTTAAATGGACTTAGTAATGAAATAATTCTAATACAACCAACCAATACAACCACAGTTGCAACTGCACGTTTTTCAGGTGGAGTAGATGGTAAACGATATAAGATTACTTGTAGGATTACTGATTCAGATTCAAAAGTCTTTGAAAGAAATATCTTATTAAGGGTTAGGAGTACTTAATAATGGCTTACGATTTTATTGGCCTAGTTAATGATGTTTGTGGTAGACTAAATGAAGTCAAACTAACAACTACTAACTTTGCAACAACTACAGGTTACTACACTTTTGTCAAAGAAGCTGTTAACTCTGCTATAAGACATATTCAACAAGAAGAATTTGAGTGGACTTGGAATCATGTAGAGAATGAAATAACTTTAGTAGCAGGTGTATCAAGAGAACCTTTTCCTACAGATGCTAAAGTTGTAAACATGCAGTCTTTTAGAATAAAAAGAGATGCCACCATTGGTAACGGAACAGAATACCTAAAAGAAATAACATATGAAGAATATTTAGAGAAGTATGTAGATCAAGAGTATGACTCAGGTACATCAAACAGGGGCATGCCTCGAATGGTTGTACGTGCGCCTAGTAGAGAATATATACTAGTGCCTGAGCCTGATGAAGCCTACACATTAGTTTATGAGTATTACTTACTTGGTTTTGACTTAGAAGGACATGATGACGTACCACAAATACCAGAGCCATATAGACACGTTATTATAAATGGTGCTATGTATTATGCATATCAATTTAGAAATGATGCACAAATGGCTAACATGTCTCAGGTATTATTTGAAGATGGCATAAAACATTTAAGAAGCTTACATATAAATCGTTACAAAGAAATAAGAGACAGAAGAGTTAGTTTCTAATGGCTACAGGCTGGAATACATTCCCAATAGAGTTTAGGGGTGGTTTAATCTCTAACATGAGTTTACTACAGCAAGGTATTAATGCTGTTGGTTCTGCTTCTACTTTGCAAAACTTTGAAGTAGATAAAGAAGGTGGCTACAAAAAGATAAAAGGCTTTTCTAAGTTTACAGATTTTACAATTCCAGGAACAGGTGATACTTTAGGCATTAAAGTAGTGTCCAACGCTAGAATAATTGCTGCTCGTAAAGTAGACTCTGCTACTGTAACAGAAAGACAAACTGCTACGTCTACGGTAAACGGTGCTACATCATCAACTACTGCAGTAGCCCTTGATACAAACACTGCTACAGCTATAGTAAATGGTGCTGTTTCTTCTGGTACTGCATTAACCTTAGACAGAGCAAGAACTTTTACAGCAGTAACAGGTAGCTCCTCTCTAGCTGGTGCAAGTGCTACATTTAACATAACAAATACAAATGGCACGTACACAGCAGCAATAAATGCAGCAGGTACAGGGTTTAAAGTTAGCGAAACAGTAACAGTAGTAGGTGCAAACTTAGGTGGCGCTACTTCAGCAAACAACGCAACTGTTACAGTTACTTCTATTGGTTCTAGTGCTGCTACATACACCAACCCAACACAGTCTAGCTATAGTGGTTCTGGTAGTAGTGCTACATTTAATATTACTAAAACAGGTACTACATATACTGTAGCTATCTCTGCAGCAGGTTCAGGTTACGCAGCTAATCAAACAATTAAAGTAGTAGGTACACAGTTAAATGGTGCTACTACTGCTAATGATGCAACTATTACAATAACTACAGTAAATGGATCAGGTGGCATAACAGCAGCTACTATAGCAGGTACAGGTTTAGCAGAAGGACCAATAACAGGTGTTTCTATCGCTGGTACTGGTGTAAGTTTTACTGGAACTATTACTAAAGGAATGCTTGTAACTGGTACTGGTATCTCTGGGGATGTTGTAGTAAAGACAGTAACAAATCAGAATAGCCTTGTACTAGACAGAGCAGTAACTATTGCTGATAACGTTGTACTTACTTTTAATACTAATATAAAAGCAGGTATGTTTGTTACAGGTACAGGCATATCGGGTACGGTTACTGTAGCATCAGTTACAAATCAAAACAGTATAACACTTTCATCTGCTCAGTCTTTATCCGATAATACTGTTCTGACCTTTGGTGACCTTGTTACTGCAGATGTAAATAAAACTGCTTATTACTACAGCACTAATACTGATTGGATATTCACTGCTGTTAGCACAAATACAGGCGGTGGGAAAATAAACCAAGCCGATTTTAATTTTGATGGTACTGATAAGGTTGTTTTTGTTGACGGTACAAGCTACCCTAGTATATATAATATATCAAATAATACACAAACAAACCTAACAGCCGCAAGTGCAAACATTAATACAGATGTTTTGGGCGCAGAACGTGTAGTAATATTTAAGAACACAGCATTCTATGTTAAAGGAAATAAGTTATTATTCACAGCACCATCAACTGTAGATAACTTCTCAGTAGCAGATGGCGCAGGTAGTATAAACCTAGCACATAATATTACAGGTATAGTTGTCTTCCGTGAACAACTAATTATTTTTACAACAGACACAGTAAGCAGATTAACAGGTAGCTCTACTGCAGACTTTAGACTACAGCCTATAACAGAAAATATAGGTTGTATAAATGGGGATACAGTTCAAGAGATTGGTGGAGACATAATGTATCTTGCTCCTGATGGACTAAGACTATTATCTGCTACGGACCGTATAGGTGACTTTGCTTTGGACGTTGCTTCTGACAAAATAAAAGAAGACGCTTCTAAGTTTTTAAGTGGTACTACTGCATACTGCTCTACTGTGGTTAGGGAAAAGTCTCAATATAGAGTTTTCTCTTACGTATCAAGTAGGGCTTCTTCTGCTTCTGATGGTTTGATAGCTACTAAACTATCAGCACAAGGTTCAGATGGCATTGAGTGGTCTACTACAAAAGGAATAAAAGCTAGTGTTATAGACAGTGCATATAACATAACTAATGCTACAGAAACAGTAGCTTTTTCAAATAATGATAACTATGCATATTTACTAGATTCAGGTAATACTTTTGATGGCACAAACATAGAATCTATTATGCAAACTGCATTCATGCCTATAAATGATCCACAGATTAGAAAAACTTTTTATAAAGCTGTTTTATTCATAGCCCCAGAAGGTACTATTGACTTAGAATTTTCAGTCAGATATGACTTTGAATCTTTACTAAGAAACGATATTAGGCAACCAGATATAATAGAAATAAAAACAGCGACATCACCTTCTGTTGCAATCTTTGGTGGTGGTGCTTTATTTAATGCATCAGGCGGTGTAGTATTTAGTTCAAACTTAGAAAAAGTTTACCCTGTAAATATTACAGGATCAGGAGATACAATAGCTTTACGGATTTCAGATACAACATCAAATCCATCTTTTACATTAGACACATGTGTGTTAGAATATAAACAAAACGACAGGCAATAAGGAACAGTAATATGCCAAATGGATACACTAGACAGGATACTACAGGAGCGTTAGCCAACGGCAATCCTATTGATGCCGATTTGTTTAACAACGAATACAATGCAATAGAAAGTGCAATGAATGCTTCTACAGGACACAATCACGATGGTACAGCAGGTGGTGGTGCTACTATTAATAAACTAGGATCATCAAATGAGTTGGAAGTAGAATCTGGTGCAGTATTTCCAA